GTCCTCTGGTGTGCCATATGCAGGCTTCTCATCCTTAGGCTCTATCACATGCTCTAGTTTTGTCTCTTCTTTAGGTTGCTCTAGCTCTTGCTTATCTGGGTCTGGCTCCATACTCTTAACAGCATTGTACTGTGGGCTGTCCTCACCATATGTCATCTTGGTTAGCTCTTTGGCTCTCTCCATATCAGCACCATTCATGCCCATAGTAGCCCAACCAATGTCCATTGTAGAGCCTTCATCAAGCGTCTGTAAGAATGAGCTAGGCAGTTGTTCTGTTAGCTCGCCCATACGCTCAGCTTCTAACTCTGTATGCCCAGCATCATTAATCATAGCAGTATGCTGGAAAAAGTCACCATCATGGATAGCTAAGTACCTGTTAGCACCATGCTTGATGTGGTTATCTATGAACTGCCCACCCATAGCTGACTCCTTAGTCTCAGGTAGGTACACAGGACTCTTAGTGTGTAGCTTGTTCTTCAGTGTTCTCTCACTATGAATCCCTTGTGCAGCTAGCGCTTGCTTATACTGTGGATGCTCATTGATACCATGTCTCATTGCCTCTTTCAAGTGGTCTTCATTATGGATTGCCCTCATACCGTGACCAGTACTGGCATCCCATGGATTCACCCATTGCATACGGAAGAACGTCTTACCATTCTTCCCCTTAACCATTACACGCTTACGTGTCAGCTTACCAGTGTTGAGTGTGTGCATCCCTTTGCTTATGTTTATATACAGTTCCATATCATCACATCCTATCGTATCCAAATGTTCCACCACCAGAAGGCATGAAGTCATAATCAAGGTTAGTGCTAGGCTCATGCAACGCAAGTATCCTATCAAGAGCTATATACGCATATGTTAATGAACAGGCTAAGTGGTCATCCCCTACACGTGTTACCCTTTCATACACTTCTCCATCTTCCTCTTCCATTATGGTTCTCACGTTCTTTAAGTGCTTGGTTAACATATCCAGCTTCTCACACTGACCAAACATCCCTATTGCTCTTGCTTTCAGGTTGTATAGAGTACGCTTCATCTTAGTAGTCTTGTCAACCCTTACACGTCTACCTTTGTCATTCCATGCATCCACAAGAGGTATTGATGTTCTAGGTGTATCCCAGTCACATGCATATACTCTACCTGGGAACTGTTGCATTAAGTAACTGTTACGGTCAGCACCAAAACCATTATCGGCAACAATAACGTCTGGGTCAAATGGCTTCAATAGGGCTGTGAAGATGTTAACGCTCTCTAACGGCTTGTTAGGGTTATCAGCTACCCAATGCAGGTCTAGTAGGTCTACACGGTTGTCATGAGTAAGCCCTAGCACTACCATCCAGTTGAAGTAACCCCAGTCTACTCCAGCTACAATCTTCTGATACTTTGAATAATCCCTGTAACCTATTGGCTCCTCATACTTCTTACATGCAAGTATGTCTTGGTCAGTGATAAGCAAGCCTTCAGATGCATAAGGTATACCAATAACGTAGTTATAGAACAATTGCTTAATCTTATACTGGAATTGGTTACGCATTATCTCATCAGCATTAATCCATACAGCATCTAACTGACTGATGTGGTAGCCACGTATCTCATGCACATCTGGGTGCTTTGCTACATACTCACCTTGATGCCAACGATTAAGGGCTTGCTTACACTTACTACAGATGAACATGAACGTTCCATCCTGTATCTGTTCCCTTACTATATCAATACCATTCTCCTTGACCTGTAGTATGTTATCCTCAACAGTAAGAAATTGCCAATGCCCACACTTCTCACACTTGTGATGATAAAAGCGCTGGTCACTCTTCTGGAATAGTAAATCCACCCCACGACCAGGTATAGTAGGGGTACTCCAACGTCTCATTAGACCATAAGCAGATGACTTCATAGACTCACGGAAGGCTAGCTCTACTCCATCTTTCATACGGTCATACTCATCTAGACCTAACATATCAATATCGGTACCCTCACCTAGTGCGCTTCCCCATGCTGAACGTAGGAACAACACCGACTGATTAGTAAGCTTTTTAAGACGAACGTTGTTCATCTTAGGGTCAAGACGACTAGACAAGTAAGCTGATTCAGTGAAGATAGGTGTTATACGAGTGTTACTAAAATCCTCCATTTGCTCTTTACGTGGGAACGTATACATGGCTTTGGTATTTGGATGAGTATCCAAGAACCATGTGAACTCTGTGATAGCCATCTCTGACAGACCTAACTGACGAGACTTACGTACTACCTTATCAGGATGCTGGTCATTAAGGATGTCTATTTGCCAAGGTCTATGTTTGATTGCATTCTTCGTACTATGGAATGTAAGGGGGTTTCCCTTGATGAATCTATGTCTTAATGCGTATAGAGATGGTGTCTTGTTTATTAGCATCTCTTGCAGTTGAGCTTTACTTATTTGCATCTTTCTCCCTCCTTAATAGATAAAGGGGGTCTACACCCCCTTCTTAGCCACCGACATATCGGCATCGTCATTAGCCTTGTTAAGCTCCTTCATCATATCAGCAAGTAAGCCACTGATAGCAGGGTCTTCAAGGTCAATAAGTTCAGCCACCTTATTAATCTTAACCTCATCTAGGTCACTAAGCTGTTCAGTACGCTCAGTCACATCACCCATAAGAAGTAAGTCTAGCTTAATAATCTCAGCTAACTCTTTAGCGTTCCTAATCCCTTCTACCTTGCCTTGAGCCAAGTCTTCAAAATAGGTATCAATCAGGTTTCTGACTGTCATCCTATGCTCTTGCTTAGACTCCTCTACACTCTCAGGTAAGGTAGCTTTCCTAAAGGAAGCTGATAAACTTGATACCAGTGTTGGACGTTTCATGGTATCCCTCCTTTCTTTGAAAAAATACAAAAAAGACGTGTATCAATGATACACGCCTGTTATACCAGTTATTCTATTAGTCTCCATCTTCCTCATCATCTTCTTCAGTATGCCCTAGCCAGAACATGCCTAGCTCCATGTCATCATCATACTCTACATCTAAATCCCCAAAGCCTGGTACAGAGTAAATGCCTGTTGGCTCAAGCCCTACCATCTCTAGGGTCTCTGGGTTGAACTTAACCATATCAGGGTCTACACCCTCTTTCACCTGATAGTCACGTGTGGCTAATAACAATTGCTCATTCATCTGTTTAATAGCTAGGTCTGGGTCTGTCTTATTGAGGTGGTTACGAACAGCCTTATCATTAGCTTCCTTAGTACTCTTACCAAGGAAGTCATCCATATACATTACCTGTACGTCTGGGTTGTTCTTCAACAAGCCTGTTAGGAAGTCACCAGTTGGAGTACCATCTCCACCACTAGCTTCAAACAATGTACAAAGTTCTGGGTCATCGTAGTCCACTGGGATATTCTTAGCCTTCATCTCCTCGAATACATCAATGAACTTACACACCTTTTCATGTATGCAATCCTTACAACTCTCTAACGTATAGCCTGCCATTGTATCTCCTCCTAGTTCGTTTTAGATTTACGGAATAGCTTATTACGTTCAGCTTCATACTCTTTCTTATGACTAGCAAGAGTCTTGTCTGATAGGTCTAGAGATGCAGTAA